TCTTACCTTATCAAGGTAATTACGTCTCTTACGTTTCTGATTATCCTCATGTTTCTTTTGATTGGGTTTTACATAGTATTCTCTACTACGTACTTCCGCAACGATACCTGCCCTTTCACATTTCTTTTTGAAACGTCTAAGCATTTGGTCAAAGGATTCTGTCTTGTTCCTTTTTTTATCGTGTCTTGGTGTTACTTGTGGCATAATATTATTATTCAAAAAAATCAGTCAGTGACGACTGCTCCTTATTTCTTATTTTATCTGAGTTAACTTCTAACTCCCCTTGTTTACGAAACACTAGAACGTACTCATGTACTTTACTAGTATATCTTTTACTTGCACATTTACCCATTTGTAAAGCTGCAAATATGGTGTCGTTCTTCATAACAATAACGTCATGAAGTTTTAGACCTGCCATTGTGAACATATTTATACAATCAGAATGGAAGGGTATGTATTCACCGTCCCGTCTCCAATCTCCGCATACCCATACACAAAATCCGCCAGGCACTAAAACTCTTTCTATATTTTGGGCACATACTTCTATACGATTACGAAACTCAGTATAACTTCGTATATCTGATAACTGTCCGTCTGCACTTTCATATCTTTCGATATCTCCATACGGTGGACAAGTCATAACTAATTGTGCACATTCATCATCAGTATGAGACATTTCACAACCGTCACCTTCTACAATATCATAGTGACCGTCAAAGGCATGTCTTGACATTTCTGATTTAACTTTAGTTACAGTTGTTGGTGATACATCATAACCAACGTAATCTCTTCCTAGTGAAGCAGATACAAATGCTCTTGTCATTCTACCTGCAAATGGGTCAACGATTGTATCGCCAACCATACTCCAATAATGAACAATGTTCTCACACAATCCTGCGTGGAACTCAGACATCATTAAACCATTTGGTAGTCTAGGACATTCTCCTCTCTTCTCTTCATATGCAGTCAAGTATGCGTCTTCCCAATTTGACTTAGACGCTTTACTTGGTGTTATGACTGATAGAGGAGTCCAACCAAATTGGTCAACGACTCTTTCGTTCTCGTTGAATGGTAATATGTTTTTATAGTATTCGCTTTTCATATTCTTAAAAAGTGTAAAGTCGCCCCACGCATTACTGCATTCCCGCTCTTTACAGACAAATCCGCCATTTTGACTATCTGCCTTTCCCTAACTAAGTACCCCCTCAGATTTTTATCCACGGTCTTAGTTCAACTGGGTAGTGCACTCAAGGACACATAAAATAGTCACTACCCCCCGAAGTTACTTCTGCTTACGAATCAGAAGCAAGCTTCTTGAAGTAATCCATTGCGTCTTCTGAATCATTAGAATCAGCAGATTGGATTACAGGTTCCTCTGCAACGGGTTCCTTGTTCACGTCTGACCAAGGCACTTCGTCAAGGTCTTCAGCAATGGACTCTGCAGTAGAGGTTGAAGTTGCACCAGTCAGTCCTAAGACTCTGTCAAACTTTTCTTTAAGTTCTTCATAAGACTTGAACTCTTCGGGTGCAATAATAGCAGATAAAGAATGTAGAGAAGAAACAACTTCTTCTAATTTCTCTTCTTCTGCAAATAAAGGTGCTGGTGAATCAAACTCAGATTTGTCGTAGTTCCAGTAACCGTCAACTTTTCTGATTTTAATTTTAAAGTTTGCACCTTCTCCTCTTATGTCAAAAGGATTGATTGCTTGTTCGTCTGCGAATGCAGGTGAAATAGCTTCTTTCAACATTTCAAAGATTTTCTTACCAAAACGGTATTTGAAAACCTTACCTTCGTTGTCAGGATTTTTAGGGTCGGAAACAACATAGACATTAGACACATAATGTAAACGTCTTTTTTGTTTACGTGCAATCTCTTTATTTGCTTCAACACCAGTATTCCACAACTGAGAGTTGTAGTCTGACACTGGGTCTTTCTTGTTAAGAGTAGTCAAAGACTTCTCAATATACCAACCGCCAGGGCCTTGAAAACCGTGGTCAAAATAACTGACCCATGGCATTTCTTCTCCTTCGGGTGTTGGTAGGAAACGAACTACTGCAAAACCGTTACCTGTTTTATCAAGTTCGGGTTTCCACATAGTATCATCGGAATAGGACTTTTTTTCTCCTGAACCAGGCGCTGATGCAGATTCCATAGCTGCTCTCAGTTTTTCTAACGATGCATTTGACATTGTATTCTCCTATTGTATTGCATTGTATCGCATTTTATCGCATTGTATCGGACTCAAGACCTTCGCCAAGAATCCACCTTTCACTATTTTCATAGTAATATAATTCATTATACTCTACTTTTACAGTTCCCGTAAGAGGGTTTTTGAAATAAACGTTAACGTCTTCAAACTCTTCTAGTAGAGAAATGAATTGTGACCGCTGAGCATTTAACACTCTGCTATCACTATTATATTTATGTAAATAATTCTGTGTTCCTTCGTAATTGTTTGACCAATTTTCTTCTTCGAGGGCATTGAATCCAGTCAATGTGATTTCCTTTTCACCATTAAGCATAGCATATCCTAATGCACTCATTCCACAAAACATGTTCTTGAGCTCAGGATTATTATACATAATAATGTTCTTCATTTGGGGGCTGCTAAGGCCAAGAAACGTGGTCACTTCATCGTCCCCTTGTACTACCAAATACTCACTATCGGGCGAAATCGATTCTTCTATCCTTGTATTCCCGAATCCCATTTTCAATGGTTCAATCATATCAATCGGTAGTATTTCCCAATCACCCACCGCAACTTTGTTTGCTTCTGCATATCCCCATTCTATTACTTCCCTCTGCATAGGTATGTCTACAGTAAAAAGAATCTCAGGATTTGCGTCTCGGTAGAATGCATTGCAACCCCAAAACCTATCTTCACCATAAGTAGGCATAACTCTGTTTGTTCCATTCCCTACTATAGTGAGCATAGTTCTATTAGTTTTGTTTTGTATGCGTCATGGTCATACTGTATGAATGACTTATACTTGTTAATCTTAATGTGTATATCAGGATAGACTACCTTCTCTGTAATCAGTCGTTCCCAATCTTTTGTGAATCCTATGATAGCGTCCATGATACAAACTGTTTCCAAAGATACTTTTTTACTCATAAGAGATTTTAAAAGTCTTGGGTGTTGTCCGTCTGTTACTTTCAATATGGTATCTATCTTAAATGTTTTAAGCAGGTCACTTACTTCTGTATTGAATAGGTATGCTTGTTTCTGTCGATTGTTCTTCCACTTCTTATATCTTCGGTCTGCTTCTTTATCTAACAAGTCACCTACCCAATAGTCTTTCTCGGAAAGATTTGCAATGAAGAAATCTTTGAGTTCGTGTTTATATGTTCTTGATAGTTTACCAAAGTGGAATTTGTCTTTACGTTTTAAGAAGGACGGTAGTTCTGCTTTGACTACACCATTGTATCTAACAAAGTCGTAATCCTTGGAATGAAAGTGTAATTTGATTCCAAGGTACAACTGATATGCATCGAATCCTTCTCTAGAGGTCACTTAACTAATGTCGGTTTAGTAGGAGTGACGATTGAACTGGTTGCTTCTTGCCATGCCTTCTGCACCTGTTCGTTTGTTGGTGTTACAAATACTACATTCTGAAATGTAACTTCTTCGGGATTCTCAGCACCAGTGACTGCTATCCCTCTCGCAAAACCCATTTCACCTGACTGTGGGTTTTGTAATATCATTCTAGGTTTATCGATAGATACATTACCACCGTCAAGGTGTGTAAGTTTACCTACGTATTCACCACTCACAGTAATGACTGTGACTATATCTCCATTCTTCATAATTACCTCACTTAAAAAATGTTGTTAAACTTGCCTGTGAATTACTTCCACGATTCACCATATTAAGTTTCTTTGCTTCTGCTTCCAACCGTTCTTTGAGTGGGTCACTGAGCAATCTCTTTGTTGATTCAGGTTCTATCTTGTTGTTGTCGCATACCTTAATGATTGCGTCCATAACACTAGCACCCTTACTAAGTAGAACTTCTACTTGTTCTGTAAATTCTTTTTTTGATATCATTTCAACCGTCCTTGTAAAGTTGCAATCTCGGCCTTTTGACGGTCATTGGGTTCCTTTACTTTAAGTAAATTATCTAAGGCAACTTGCCTTCTATTTTGCACATTTTTCTTTTTCATATTCCGTATAAGTTTTTGTATTGAAGTCTCACTGCACATAAGTCGTCAATGTAGTCTTCGTGGTTTGCTGTAAAGATTTGGAAGTGACCGTTTTCCAACATAACCAACGCAACGATTTCCTCTATCTTTTTCCCTGTTAGTTCTTCAACCATGATAGCGTAAGCAGTCATTTGTAAGAACCATGGCCTTGCCAT